CATTTAAGAAAATTGCCCTAGGACTCGCTGCAGCCATGTCCTTTGGCGTCATGTCAGCACTTCCGACAAATGCTGCTGTCATTGCACCAACCTTGACAATTGATTCTGCTACAGATTCAATTATCGTAGGTGAGACTGCAACAGCAGTAGTTTCATTGTCATATATTTCAGAAACATCAGCAGATACAGCAACAGTTTTATCCGCTATGTTTACACAGCCATCTACGGCTAATAAGTCTGCAACACTCACACTGCTTGAAACAAATACAGCAACAGTAGTAATTGCAGGAGATAGTTTGACTGCAAATGTTAACTCAACAATTAACACAGCAGGTTATGTAACAGCAAAGTTTACAGTTACTTTGGCTGCTCCAACAGTTGCTGGAACATATGTTGCAACAATTCTTACAACACGCCCATCAAGTGGTCCCTCTGTAACTTGGACAGTAACAGTTGGTGCAGGAGATACAACTCCTTCAGCATCAACAACAACTTCAATCCTTAATAGAGGCGAAGTAATTACTGCTACAGCAGATGATTCAGTGTTTGCTCCAAAGGTAGCATCGTCAGATGCAGCAGCGGTAATTGTTCTTTCACAGAAAAATGCAGCAGGTAGAGGAACATCAGAATCACTTCTTGCTACAGTAACTGGTTCAGGTCTTGTTGGTTATGGCACAAATGCTACAACAATTGGATCAGCAGGTCGTTCTCTTGTAATACCATCAGGCAACTACATTGGTGTTTTTGCTGACGGTACAGCAGGAGTTGGAACAATCACTATTACAACACTTACAGGCACAGTTCTTGCAACAGAGACTGTAACATTCTACGGAGACATCGCTACAATCGTGGCAACTCCAGTTAAGTCTGTTATTTCAGTTGGTTCAAACGCAACCACTGTAAAGGCAGTTGCTAAGGATGCATCAGGCGTGACCGTTGGTGCTGGAACACTTTATGCTAATTCATCAGACTTGTCTGTAGTATCTGATTCAGGTACAGCAGTAGCAATTTCAAATGGTGAAGCACTATTTACAATTACTGGCGTTAAGGCTGGTGGTGCTGCAATTACAATTAGAAATGCAACAGGAACAATTATTTCTGCTCCAGTATCTACTCGTGTAGAAGCAGCAGCAGCAACTGTTAAGTTGACATTTGATAAGGAAACATATCTTCCAGGTGAAGCAGCAACTATCAAGGTACAAGTTCTTGATGCAGCAGGTCTTCCAGTATCTGGAAAGACACACTCAGCACTATTTGCTACAGGTGGAATTTCTTCTACTTATGCATTTGGTTCAGGTTCAGATGCTCTTACAGCAACATCAGTTACAACTGATACAGAAACAGTAAAGTCATACAAGGTATTTATGCCATTGACAGAAAACACTGTAACAATTTCTGCAACAGGTGGAACATCATTGCCACTTGCTGGTCAGGTAGCAGTATCTGCAACAGCAAAGGTATCAAATTCTTCATCTAGCACAAATGCTACTCTTGCAACATTGGTTGCACAGATTACCGCAATGCAGGGAATCTTTGATAGTCTTAAAGCAGAACTTGCTGCTGAAAAGGCTAAAGCAATTGCTGATCGTGCTGCTTTTGTAAAACAGTACAACACACTTGCTACAAAGTGGAACAAGAAGAATCCAAAGGCAAAGGTTGCACTTCTAAAGAAGTAAACTAATCCAACAACTAAGGGAGTCATTAATTTGGCTCCCTTTTTTGTTTGCATAAAATGGTATAATTACTTATATAATTACACATAGGAGACCACCACTCAATTGACAAATCTCAAACGAAGACTAATATTAGCCTTTGGGGTGGGATTATGCCTAACAATTTTTGGTGTTATGGCTCCTAACGAGGCTTATGCTAATGATAACCAAGAACAGGTAGTGGTTAGTCCTGCCCAGGAAGCAGTCAATACAGCCCTTGCAACGGCTACTACAGAGGTTCAACAGGCAATTGCAGCCACAGACACAGCCACCGCTACCATAGCAGTAGCAGTTGCTGAAAGGCTAGAGGCTCAAGCAGCGGTAGATACAGTAACAGCCACAGTAGTAGTAGCACAATCAAGCGTAGCCTTAGTAGACACAGCCACAGCCACAATTAGTGCTATAGACTTATCTGTTACACAAGTAGATCAAAGTTCGCAGGTAGTTCAAGATGCTAAAGATACTATTGTTACAGCCCAAACTTCTATAAATAACATTGACACATCAACAGCACAGGTTCAAATATCTGAGGCTATTGCAGCAAAAACTGAAGCAGTAACAGCACGAACAACTGCTCAAACAGAGTTAACTCAAGCAAACATTGCTATTGATAATGCCCAAACAGCAGTTAATAATCTTCAAGCAACTATTGGAACAACCACAAATGTTTTGGCTGGCGTAGATGATGCTGGAGTAAGAATGAATCTTCCTTTTGGAATGCAGATGGGTGGAATTTTATATAATGATGTTTATGTTGGATCAAATGCAACAATAACATTTGGTGTAGATCAAGGATGGGTCTACTACCAAACTCCAGATGCCCCCTCAGTATCTATTGCTGGATGGGACTGGACTACTTGGAGTACAGGAACAGGAATTACATATTCAACTACTGGAACAAGTTTAGATATTGCTTGGGACTTAAGACCATATCCTCAACAAGATGCCTCTACACAAATGGTACAAATTAGATTTAATGCTGATGTTAATCCAAACGATGGAGCATGGATAGCAAATGTAACCGCTGTAGGTCCAATACCAAATCAAGCAAGATTTAATTATAGAGAAACAACTAATGGAGCCATCACTCTTATTGAGGATACAAATGTAGGTTCAGGATTTGCTGGGCAGGTAAGTCAAGGTGCAGAATTTACCCCGTATGTAGATCCAAATACATCAACAGTACAGGCAGCAGTAGATGCAGCAAATGCAACTATTGTCCAATTAAATTCAAGCCTTACACCAGTAGTTGCTCAAAATACCACAAACACATCAGCAATAAATGCTATTGATACTACTTCATTAACTAATACATTAAATGCAGCGGTATCTACTAAAACAAATTTACAAACACAATTAAATACAAATGCTCAAGAACTAACTACAGCAATTAGCACTCACATTCCTACTCCTGCTCCAGTAATTTCAGAAACAGTTGTTCAGGGTACTACCGTTACTATAGCGCCAGAACTTCCAACTGGGTATGCAGCAAATACTTGGTTTTATCAAGTAGTAACTGAAGATCCAAATGCAGCAAACCCATATGAAGGTGGCACCTATAATACAGATGGCGCTCCAGAATCTATTGAGTTGACTGGTTTAACAGAAGGTGCTACATATTCTATTAGAGTTGCTAACTGGTCTGGACCTGTAAGTGAATACGCAGAAGTTATTGTTTCTATACCCGCACCAGAACCAGTTGTTGTTGCTCCATCACAACCAGTTTTTATTTCTGTGCCTGATATTCCTCAACAAACTGTACCAGACGAGACCATTCCAACTGAAGAGGATAATACAGTGATAGAAGATGTTCCTGTTGAAGAGATTCCTGTTGAGGAAATTCCAGTTGAAGAAGTTCCTGTTGAGGATGTTCCTGTTGAGGATATTCCTGTTGAAGAAGTGCCTTCCGAAGAGCCTGAATCTCCCGAAACGGATACACCTGAATCTGATGAGCCTTCATCCAACGATGAACTAGAAAATATTCTTGAAGAAAATCAGGATTTTTTTGAAGAAATAACACAAGATAATGATACCTTATCTGCAGAAGAAGTAAAAGATATCGTTAGTGATTTAGTTTCAGATAGTGGTTTAGATGCATCTGAAGTTGCAGAAGTTTTAGAAACAATTGCTGAAGGTGGAGAAATATCTAAAGAAGTTGCTGCAGAAGTTTCATCTACATTATCTGAGGGTGGATTAACCGAATCAGAGGCAGAATTTATTACAGAAATGTTATCTTCAGATGGAGAAATAACAACAGCAGAAGTTATTAATCTATCGGAAACATTGTCTGAAGATGGAAAATTTACTTTGGCAGAAAAAGATTTGGTTGCAGATGTATTGGTGACTTCAGCAGAAGGTGCACCAGTTGAAGCAGCAGCCATACAGGCAGCGGGACTTGAATATCGTGATCTTCCACCAACAATACCAGTAGAGGTAAGAGAAGACGCTAATGGTAATCCCGTAGTTATTGAGGCAGAGGTAGCATCAGCCCTATTAGTTTTAGAAAATCCAGCAGCATTGTTGGGTGCAGTTGCTACTTGTTTTAATCCAGATGAAGCAATTGAAGGTTTGACAGAAGAGCAAAAATGTGAGTTGGGTAAAGCCCTACTTAATATAGGTGCTGATATGTCTATACCAGAACGTGAAAAAGCAGAAGATATTGTGGTAGTAACAATTATTGCTGGTCAGGTAATTATTGCTACTGCACCTAGAAGAAGGAGATAAAAATGAAAAAGTTAAAAGAATGGGGTATGGCAATCCTCAATGAAAACTTTACATTTCTTGGCTTCTTTGTAGCATGGGTGGTTTTAGAGGGTAGCGCAAAGACGGTGGTAGGGTACGTAACCCTGGCATCAGTAGCCATATGGTTTGCAACCATTGGTATTCGTAAAGAAGACTAATAAGTTTGCTATAATAGGAGTATGTCAAAACTACGCATATTCCTATTATCAACTACTTTAGCCCTAGGACTAACATCCTGTGGCTATCAGGGTTTTTATAGATATCCATGCCAAAATCCAGAAAATTGGGAAAAGGCAGAATGTAATCCTCCAATTTGTGAGGCATCTGGAACATGCACAAAAGATATGATTAAAATAGATAGAGATTCAAACTTAAATACAACAGGGGGAACAACAAATGAGTAAACAAAAATTAACTCCACAAGATTTAGATGCAAGATTAAAATTTATTTTAGGTATTACATTAGGATCAATCCTATTTCTTACATCAGTAGGAATTCTGTATGGTCTTCTTTTTGTAAGTCAACCAATTGGTGCACAATCAGAAAATGATAAAATGTTTTTTAATGTACTTGGTTCAGTTGCAACATTTATTACAGGAACACTTGCAGGTTTATTAATTGGTCAATCTGGTGCAAAAGATGTAATGTCAGCACAATTAGCCAATAAAGAAATGGATGCTAAGAATACACAAGCAGATAAAAAACTAGAAGCAGAGATTGATGCAACTGCAGCACGTTTGGCAGCAAAACCAGATGGAGCAATGCCAGAAGCACAACCAGTTGATACAGATTGGGATAAAGAATAATGGCAGAACAAGGTACAGCAGAACGTTTAATTGAAGTTGCTACAGCAGAGGTAGGAACCATTGAAGGTCCTAAAGATAATGAAACTAAGTACGGGGCTTACACAAAGGCTAACTTTCAACCATGGTGCGGATCTTTTGTAAACTGGTGCGCTAATGAGGCTGGTGTAAAGGTTCCTAATACTGTTTATACTCCAGGTGGAGCACAAGCATTTAAAAAAGCGGGGTCATGGATTGATGGAGATTTAGCAGACCCAGAGCCAGGGGATATAGCCTATTTTGATTTCCCTTCAGATGGTGTTGATAGAATTTCTCATGTTGGAATTGTTGTAAAAGACAATGAAGATGGAACAGTCTGGTGCATTGAAGGAAATACTAGCCCAGATAAAAAAGGAAGCCAAAGAAATGGCGGACAGGTTTCAAAGAAACTTCGTGCATTTAAGAAAAATAAACAAGGCGAAATGATATCAATAGTAGGATTTGGTAGACCTAAATTTGGCTCTACCCCTGCGGGTACTGCTAAAAAGACTGCTAGTAAGCCTAAAACATGCTCAGCGTGTGGCCAAAGCATTAAATAAAGGTATTTGACTAAGTAAAAAGGGTTTGGTATACTTAAATAGTATATTCTAGGGGGATTTTTTATGACTGTTCTGGCCGTTGTTCGTGATTCAGCAACTAATAAAATCTATATGGCTGGTGAACGTGGTGCCTCAGATGATAACACTATACTTTCTTTGACCGCTCCAAAAGTTTGGAAACTTGGACCATATTTAATTGGATATGCTGGATCTTTGGATGGAGAACGTATTCGTTATAATTTTAATCCTTATGTACCAGATATAAAAGACACAGATAAATTTATGCAAACTAAATTTATTAAACAACTAAAAAATTTTTATAATGATTGGTGGGTTGATACTGGTAAAGAGGCTGATCTTGGTCTAATTGTTTGTATAAAAGGACAAATATATGAACACAATGCAGTTGATATGTCTTTATCTAAATATAATTTAGATTATTTAGCAATGGGTTCTGGGGCTGAATATGCTTATGGTTATTTGCATGCTACAGAAAAATCTAAAGATGCTCGTAAAAGAGTTGTAGGAGCAGTAAATGCTGCTATTAAATTTAGTCCAACCTGCATGGGTCCAGTTGACGTGGTAAGTATTTAAAGGTATACTTATAATATGAATCATTCATATAAGGAAGATTTATCTCCAGAAGAAACAGAGTTTGGTATCTGGCTTGAAAACGGTATTGAAAGAGGTTGGGTAACACCACCTTACTGCAATACCCATGATGGTGGATACGAATATATGGGAGAAGAAGAACAAGAAGAGTGGGAAGCAGGGGGCGACCCGTGTTGTCATGTCATCAGATTGATGATATCTTAAAAAATAAGGGGTAAAATGAAAATAAAAAGTAAAGTTATTGGTACAATTTTTGGAGTAATTGCTTCATCTTTTGTATTTATTTCAGTTCCAGTTGTAGCAAATGCAGGAGAATGTTCAGCATCAGATCCTTGTCAAACTTATGCAGTGTTAGATAACGCAAATAACGTTATTAATGTTATTGTTTGTCAACCATCAGTTTGCGGTAGTGGAACTTTTGCAGGTAATCGTGTTATTTTGCAAGTTGCTGCTAACCCACAAACAAATGATCCAAGTGGAACAAGTGGTCAAATGACAAGGCCAGATGAAAATAAAGTTGTTACATATTCAGATAATGGTATTTTTACTGTAAAAAAAGATGAAACTGTTGTTCAAACTATTGCAGTACCAGAAATTCAAACTCAAAATGTAAACAATACAACAACAATAACAATAACATCTATGCAGGCACAGTTTATTGATACTACTACTGGCTCTGTAAAAGTTGATGCAACTCAAACTATTAATTCTAATACAGTAGCATCTGGTTCTACTATAAATAATACAAATACTATCAAAGAAACTGTTGTTTTTGAAGAAAGAAAAACAGAGCAAGAAATATCATCTATACTTTTGCAAAGAAATCTTACTTTACTACAATCAAAAATTAATAGACTTTTACTACTTTTAGATGAGTGGATAAAAAAGTAATAAATTAATGTTGCGGATATTGCATAGTGGTAGTGCGTAACCTTGCCAAGGTTAATGTGCGGGTCCGATTCCCGCTATCCGCTCTATGCCCTCATCGTCTAGTGGTTAGGACATCACCCTTTCACGGTGGTAGCAGGGGTTCAATTCCCCTTGGGGGTACTGCCTCCTTAACTCAGGGGTAGAGTACCCGCCTTGTAAGCGGGTTGTCGTAGGTTCAAATCCTACAGGAGGCTCAACAAATGGTATAATAGAATTGTGCCTGCCAAAAGGGGGTACAAAAATGAAACTCGCTGAAAAGGAGAATATAATATGGTAAGTTCATTTACACTGGATCTTTTTAAGGATCCATTTTTTATTGGTTTCAACAGAGAGTTGGACCGCTTAAACGCAGTACACAATCTAGCAACTCGTCAGGCATATCCGCCATATGACATTTTTAAATTAGATGAAGACACATATAAGTTGTCTTTAGCAGTTGCTGGATTCTCTAAAGATGATATCAATGTGTCCGTAGATAATGGAACATTAATTGTCAAAGGAGAACTTGCGGAGGTATCAGATGCAGAAATTGTTCACAAAGGAATTGCTGGTCGTAAGTTTACCCGCACATTTGCTCTTGGTGAATATATGGAAGTAACTGGTGCTGAAATGAAAGATGGTATGTTACACATTGACATTGATCGCATTATTCCAGATGATAAGAAACCAAAAGTTATTAAAATAAAATAATAATAAAACCTGGGTATGTTGTAAAACTGCCCAAACTCTGATATACTAATTATGTATGAATGGAGAAACTAATATTGTGACAAATTTAATAAATCAAATTATAAAAAATAATGAAGATCAGATTTTTTTTACAAAAGATGAAGAAATAGTTATAAATAAATATACTGATTTTTATCATTTAAAAGTAAACGAAAAAATAAAAAATTTTAATTATTTAGATCCAGACTCTTTAATTTTTATGAATGATGGCTATGCAGAAATTGATGATGATGGCTATCCATTTGATGACATAGAAGTAAAAAATTTTATATTAAATACAAAATATAAAAATTTTAAATATCAAGTTGCTTTATATAAACAACTGCTAGACTTTGCAAAAATAAAAAATAATAATGATATAAAAGTTTTAGTTGATATTGGATGTGGTAAAGGCGGAGGAGTTTCATTTTATAAAAATTTTTATAATTTTGATTATTGCATAGGAATTGACTTAACTAGAGTTAACATAGATGTAGCAAAAAAACACGAAAAAAAGGTTAATTTTTTTATTGCTTCAGCAACAAATTTGCCAATAAATGACAACACTGTTGACGTCATAACTTCTGTTGAATCTATATTTTATTATGATCCAATGTCAAAGTTTGCACAAGAGGCATTCAGAGTTTTAAAAGATAATGGCAAACTTTTAATATCTGCAGATTTAACAGAAAAACAAGAAAAGATTATGGAAGATACTTTTTTAAATAATGGTCTTGTTTTATATGATAAAAAAAATATAACAAAAAATGTTAGGATGGGTTGTTGTATTTCAAAGTCTAGATTTATGGATATATCTTTTTCAGAATCAATAATAATGAGCAATGATGAAACAAAATATTTTGGAGAAAATAAAACTTTTAAACAATATAAAAATTTTATATTTATTAAGAAAGAAAACAACTATGCCAAGATATGATTACAAATGTTCTGTTTGTAGTGCACAAATTGAATTTGAAAAATTAATTGGCGATGAGCAATATCCAATATGTTGTAATGAATCCATGCAAAGAGTATGGAGTTCTCCAGGTATAATTTTTAATGGCCGTGGCTTTTATAGCACCGATAACAGAAAGTAGATGTATAATATGATTATGAATAGTGCAATTAAAGATCATCCAAGTGTTAAACCAAAAGAATGGCTTTTAAGTGCAAATGATCGCTGTGATTCATGTGCAGCACAAGCCCTTGTCAAAGTTACTGGCCTAACTGGAGACCTAATGTTTTGTGGTCATCACTACAACAAGATTATGGATAATAAAGAAGGCTACGCTAAAATGATGGCTTTTATGCTTACAATCATTGATGAGCGTGAAAAATTGGCTAAAGAAAATGGTTAGGGAGCAATATAATGTATGAGTATTTTGTAAAAGAAGTGAAGAACGTAGTTGATGGGGACACCATTGATGTAATTATTGATTTAGGGTTTGATATTTTGTTTTCATCTCGTGTCAGACTTGCTGGAATTGATACACCAGAATCACGCACAACAGACAAGGCCGAAAAGGCTCTTGGTATTGAGGCTAAAGAATATTTAAAGAAACAACTTAAGGATGCAAAGTCTGTAGTTATTCGTACAGAAAAAATGGATTCGTCTGAAAAGTATGGTCGTATTCTTGGCTGGGTTTATGTTAATGGTGATTCTGAATCATTAAATAATAAAATGATTAATGATGGATATGCTTGGGGCTACCTTGGCGAAACTAAGATTAAAGATTTTGAGGCACTTAAAAAGGCTAGAGCAAAGTCTGGCAAGTAATGAAACATATACTTTATTTTACAGCAGAGTGGTGCAATCCATGTAAGCGCACCAGACCCATTGCTGAAGAATTTAATAGAGACAATGTAATTAAAATTCAATTTATAGATGCTGATGACAATGGAGAACTTTGTAGGAAGTTTGAAATTAAAGCAATACCTACTTTTATATTAATTGAAGATGGTAAAGAAATCAGACGTATGAATGGTGCAAAAACCAAAGAACAAATAGAAAAGTTTATCAATGGATAAAGAAGAAGATAAAATAATTGAAAAACTTATTCTTGAAGGTGGCTTAGAAGTCGCTGGGATTGACTCTGAAGATGGATCATTGTTATATGCCTTTACTCCAAAAATTAAAGAATTGATGCCAGAATTATATGAAGACCATATAAATTCTGTAAACTCCGAAATACTTTCTTTATGGGAAAGAGGGTATGTGGACATAGACCTCTTATCTAAAGATCCAATAGTTACGCTAGCCTCAAAATCATTTGATGAAGCAGAAATATCTAAACTAAATAAACGTGAAAAATGGTCCATTGAAGAACTCAAGAGGTTGTCTGGTAAACATCCCAACAACTAAAATCTGATATAATCAATATAGAAACTTAGGAGGTTTGTTATGCCAGTAGGCGGAGGCGGAAAGCCAGCAGGTGGTTATCGTGCAGGTGCAAGAGGTAGTTATGGATGTGATGGATTCCCAACCGTAAGTGCTGATGGAACAGTTCACGGTTGTCATCCAACAAAGGCTCGTGCACAAGCACAGGCTCGTGCTATCTGGGCAAGTACTGCTCGTAAATCAATTACATCAGTAGAAAAATCAATGGTCACAGAGGGTGACTTTGTTATGTTTTCTGGAGAAGAAGAGATTCAAGTTGGACGTGTTGAGTATGTAATGACAAATCCAGGAATGCTTGGACTTGAAGGATCAGAGTATGCATTAGAATATGCTGAAGATGATAAGCCAATTATTGTAAGACTATATGAAGAAGAAGATGATGCTTGGGAAGAAACTGAAGAGGTTGTTTATCAAAGAATGTCTGAAGTTGTTAAGATTGAATCATTATCAGTAGCAGTTGATTTAGTTGTTGAAATGGGATCAAATGGTTCTGGAATTCCTGAATATGATAGCGAAATCGGTATGGCAATGTATGATGCACAAATGGGCAAAGCAGAAAAGCCAAACTATGGTGAAATGATTAAGCCACGCAGTAGCGGAAGTGAGCCATCAAATGCTAGATTATATGCACGTATTATTCAAGAAGCAAAAGATAAGTTTGATGTATATCCATCTGCAGTTGCTAATTCTTGGGTAGTTCAAGAATACAAGCGTCGTGGTGGAACATATAAATCAGAAAAAACAATAACTAAAACTATCTGGGATGATGGTTTATTAGATCCAAAGAATTTTATAAGATAATGCCAAAAAGAAAAGCAACTGCATTTAATCCAACGCAGATTAAGAATGGAAGAATTGTTCGTCTTAGAAAAGACGGAACAGTTAAAGCAGATCTTGGTCCATATCTAAATAAATCACAAAAGAAGGTTAATCATGGCTGATACATATATCCCAAATGCAGGAATGAAGGCTGCTGCAAGACGTGCTTTAAAATGGAAAGAAGATGGCAAGGCTACTGGAGCAGGCACACCTGTAGGCTGGGGTAGAGCAACAGATATAGTTGCTGGCAGAGCAATGTCTTTAAGTACTGTTAAACGCATGTTTTCTTTTTTCTCACGTCATGAAGTAGATAAAAAAGGAAAAGGTTTTTACGATGGTCCAGAATTTCCATCCAATGGTCGCATTATGTGGGATGCGTGGGGCGGAGATGCAGGTTTTGACTGGAGTCGTGCTATTGTTGAAAGAGAAAAGAAACAGGTAGAAAAGGTTTGGCAGGGAACTGCATTTGATTTAAGAAAGTAGGGGGGTATATGGATAATTTAGAAAAAAATGAATTAATTCAATTGATCACATTTTATAAACAAAAACTATCTGACACAGAATTAGAGTCATTAAAGTTACAACTTGAGATTAATAAACTTAACTCAATGATTTTAACTTTAAATAAACAACCAGAGAAAAAAACTAAATAAATGGAATATTTGTTAGTTATAGGCTTGACATTGATTGCTTCTTGGTCTATAATTAAAATATCAAACAAAAAACGAATGATGTTTTTAGGAAAACATAAGTATAGACAAAGTTATATTTATGAAATAACCAAAAACATTGTTCCAAAACAAGTGTTTGATAAACCTAAAGTTATAACACAATCTGAAAAACATATTCAAAAAAATATGCTAAAGGTAGTAATAACAGAAGGAAAAGCATATTGGATATTAAATAATGTTTTTTATACTGCTAATGCCATAAATGGCAGAGTAGATGAAGAAACAATAAAACCATTAGATATTGAAAATATGTCAACAAAAGAGTTAGATAAGATGTTGTCAATACTTGATGACTTAAAACAAGGGGTAGGTCCAAATGATAGTGGCAGTACAGGGAACCAAAGAGTTTAACGCATATAACGTATTCTTACGTGCTATGGGGGTTGCCCTTTCTGAAATGAAAGATCAGGATGATGAGTTTATTATTTATTCTGCTGGGCCATTAAAAATAAATAATTTTGTTTCAGAATTTTCTAATTTGTCAGAACGTGGCATGAAAGCAAGAGGCAAAAAAATTAAATTTTATAATGTGGCACCTGCTTGGCTAAATGATAATATGAATCAAGTTAACTACTTTGCTTTTTTAAGTAATCCAAAAGAACCAAAATCAAAATTGGTTTTAACCGCAGAAGCAAATAATATTGATGTTGGTCTTTTTAGATATTAGGAGAAAAAATGATTATTAAAAGTTTGAATACTATGGAAAAAATTGTAAACAAAAATGAGAATTTAATTTGGAGTGGCTGGGATGTTATTGATTTAAAAGAATCAGAAATAGCAAGAACTTCGCCATTAGGAATTAGAGTAAAAAATAAATGGTATTTACATAGAACTTACAGTCCTTCTCGTATTGGCTGGGATATACCAAATAAGTATAGGGATTAATCTTGAAACAGCACTTATGGAAAGATCAAGCCGTATGTTTAGGGATGGATACAGACTTATTTTTTGATAAATATGAAGATAATGTTAACGAAGTATCTAAAAAAATTGATGCGCTTTGTAAGCAGTGCCCAGTAAAAAAAATATGTTTTGCCAATGGTGTTTCTGGAAAAGAATGGGGTGTATGGGGTGGTATATACTTAGAGGGTGGAGAAATTTCAAGAGAGTTTAATAAGCATAAAACTAAAAAAGATTGGTCTGAAACATGGCAATCGTTAACAATGGAAGGGTAATAAAATGATTATACAAATTATAGGTTTACCAGGATCTGGTAAAACAACATTAGCAAAAGAGTTAGCAAAAAAAATTAATGCAATTCATCTTAATGCTGATGAAGTAAGATCTGACTTAAGCAAAGATTTAGGATTTACAACAGAAGATAGAATTGAGCAGGCTCGTCGTTTAGGAGCAATTTCTAGACTTCTTTCAAATCAAGGACATCATATTGTTGTAGATTTTGTTAATCCTACAAAAGAAACAAGAAATGCTTTTGGAAAACCAGATAGGCTGATTTGGATGAATACATTTGAAAAAAGTAAATATCCAGATACAGATAAAATGTTTCAATATCCAGAAACTTTTGATATGTGTTTTGATAAAACAATTCCAATGGAAGAAAGAATTAATATTATTACCGAAGGCTTTGGTCTTCATGACTGGAGTAAACCAACTACACTAATGCTTGGTCGTTATCAACCATGGCATGAAGGACATCATGCACTTTATAAAGAAGCACAAAATCGTACAGAGCAAGTAATGGTTGGTGTTAGAAATACACATGGAACAACAGAAAAAGATCCTCTTACCTTTGATGAGGTAAAAGAATATATATCAAAAGATTCATATATGGATAAAGCAATGGTAATTAAAATGCCTAACATTACCAACATTGTATATGGTCGTGATGTTGGATATAAGATTGAGCAAGTAGATTTGGGGGCAGACATTCATGCTATTTCGGCTACGCAAAAACGTAAAGAGATGGGTATCTAAGGTATGGAACTTTATAACTAAGCCAAACAATATTGAGTGGCCGTCATGAATGTAACCAAACAAAGATCAGCACTAAAAGCAATTACATGGCGTGTCATTGGAACAGCAGATACCTTTGTTATCTCTTGGGCCATAACCAAAGAGCCAGTAACAGCAGGTGCTATTGCAAGTTTTGAGGTATTTACAAAAACAATTCTTTATTACTTCCATGAGCGTGGTTGGAACTATATACAATGGGGTAGATATGAGTAAAAAAATAAAAATAATACCAGCATTAGAGTTAGATGAAAGTTTTGTGAATATTTCTCCAGCAAGTGATTTTATACCTGAATGGTATAGAAAATCTAATTTAACAATTGAAAATCAAAAAACTTCTTTGTTAAAACATAATCCAAGTGTAACAACATCAACTTACAAAAAATGTACTCCATTTTATGATGCACTTACTGCAGGATATATTATTTATTTGTCTGCAGATATAGAAGTAATTAATCAAAACGATTGTCCACATATTTTATGGAGAACTAAAAATACTATAATTACAACACATGATAATAATCAATGGGAAGGTTTACCAGTTCCAGACGGTTATTTTCCTTTTGTATATAAATGGCATAATGATTTAATTTTAAAATTACCAAAAAATTATTCTTTGTTATTTTTAAATCCTATAAATAGGTTTGATTTACCTTTTCAAACAATTACTGGTATAGTTGACTGCGATTTATATGATTTAGCAGTTCATTTTCCATTTTTTATTAAAAAAAATTTTTATGGCATTATAGAAAAAGGGACCCCAATTACACAAATAATTCCAGTTAAAAGAGACAGTTGGGATAGAGAAATTGATAAATATAATGAAATACAACATAGTGTAGCAGAAAGAAAATATTTTTCAAAAATAAAAAGATCTTATAAAAATAATTATTGGTTTAAAAAAGAATATAGATAATGTATACAGATTATATGCGTAAAATAGTTCACTCTATTTCTTCTCCAAAAGGTTTTGGGGTGCAAATTATTGACAATGACCACTTTCTTACGATAAAATTAGATGAAAAAAAGTTTTTATATATGGGGCATGATGATAAAATATCAGCACTTCAATATGTTATAAAACTTAAAAAAGCACTAGAAGATTGTGGAGCAGTTGTTCTAGTAACTAGGGAGGCAATTAAATGATAAAGCAATTGTTTAAAATTATTACCTGTATATTTAAAAATCATGAAATAGTCAGTGCTGGATCGTGCCCTTTTACTGAAAAATCTTATAATGCATGTACAAGATGTGGAGCAATGATAGCAATATGAAAAAGAAAACAAAGGTATTGGTATTAATAATATTATCTTTCTTAACTGCCATATCTCTTTGGGCAGCCTCTAATTTTAAAAAAATGTCTAACTTAGATATTTTTAATATAGAAGAAGATTAATGCAAACATTTTTACCATTTCAAAATTATGCAGAATCTGCAAAGTCCTTAGACAATAAACGTTTAAATAAGCAAATACTTGAAGCCTACCAAATACTTAAGGTGTTGTCTGGTCAGTCACCTTCGGGGGCATGGAGAAATCATCCTGCAGTATTAATGTGGAAAAATGCAGAGTACTCACTGAGAACTTATGCTAAAACCATGATTACAGAGGCTAAATCAAGGGGTATAAAGACAGACAAGAACGAGTCTAACATAGAAGCCCTAGAAACCCTTTGTGGCCCTATATGGGGCACTAATAAGCCCTTCTGGGCTAACTCTTCTGGTCCACATATAGATAGAATTAACATTACTCATAGGGCTAACCTATATCGCAAAGATCCAGATTTTTATGCTGAATTTTATATTGATACAAAAAATAAAAATAATAAACCTTGCTGTGATAAGTGTTTATATTATTGGGCAACCCATGCCATTAGAGATAGAGTACAATAGTTAGTATGGAAATGATGCTTGTAATATTTTTTGCTACTCTATCCCTTTCTTTTTCTATAGCGTATTGGGCTACTCTCAATAGACTAAACAAGTCTAATATTTTAATGGCCGAACTTTTTATAAAAAATGCAGCGCTTGAAGAATTAACATCTAAAATAAAAGATGATACTGGAATCTCAGATGATTCAATACATAAGGAAAATTTTATTAAATTTCTTTCTGATTCAAGAAATTGGGCTTTTGAGTATATTGAAACGTCACAAAAAACTATTAAAGAAGTATCAGAAGAACTTAAAAACAGGGGTCTCAATGATTACTCCGACAAACTTTTATCATTATTGCCACCAACTATGGAAGAAAAATAATATGAAAGATGTTTTACTATCAACACTAACAGGTTTTGGATGCGGTATCGTGTTTGCTGCATTCAAATTGCCAGTACCAGCACCACCAGTTTTTGCGGGAGTCGCAGGAATTATTGGTTTATGGATTGGTTTTACAACACTAACACGAATTATATCCTAGGAGGAATAATGAATAACTTACTAAATGATAAGACAAAGGCAATGCTAGCATCATATGGACGATCCGTTCTTGGTTCAGTAATTGCACTTTATATGGCTGGCGTAACAGATCCAAAAGATCTATGGGCTGCACTAGTTGCTGCTCTAGCACCCGTCGCATTGAGAGCGCTTAATCCTAATGATAAAGCGTTTGGCGTACTGCCAGATACTGGTGCTGTTTCAGATGCACTTAGCAAGATTGTACCTGCTAAGAAGGCTCCAGCAAAAAAGAAGGCTGCTGCTAAAAAGAAGTAGTTTATTTTGATAGAGGGGGCAAACCTAAAAACTTGCCCTCTTTATTTTTTATAATGGGGGAAACATGGACTTTGTATATATTTGCAAAGAAGGCGTTAACGAAGAACTAAAGTATTCTATTAGGTCTGTTGCTGAAAGTTTTCCAAACTCAAATATATGGGTTGTTGGTGGTAAGCCTGATTGGTACATAGGAAATTATATTGAGGTTCATCAGGTACATACTAAGTATAAAAATGCTGTAGAAAATTTAAAAATGATCTGTTCTTCACCACAAATATCTGATGAATTTGTTTTGATGAATGACGATTTTTATATTATTAAAAAAATAGATAGCATAAACACTTTTCATGGCGGGTATCTATTAAATAAAATAAACTTATATCAAAAATTAAATGGTAATTCTAACTATACTAGAAAACTTAATGCCACATATAAAAGATTAAAAGCCATTGGAATTGATGATCCATTAGACTATGAACTACACGTACCCATGGTTATGGAAAAACAAAAATTACAAGAGGTGTTAGATAAAAATGACCAGTTTTTATGGAGATCCATGTATGGAAATATATTTAAAGTTGGTGGATCAGAGATGCAAGATGTTAAGGTTTATACTAGAGGTCCTTTAGTTTTCAAGTCTTATAATTTAGATATAGATAATCACACATATTTATCTAGCGCAGATAGTTCTTTTGATATTATTTGGAATAACATACTTAAAATTCAGTTTAAACAAAAAACTAAATTTGAGAGATAAGTTCTAAATATTTTTCTTTTAAAATAACTGGAGAAAAATTTGAAATGCCAATATTATATGCTTGCTCTTTATAAGAAGTTTTATCTTTAATGTTAATATAGTTATCAATTGTTTTTGCTAAAGCCATTGGATCTGCTTCAAATAATTCAAGTCTAATTTTAGTTCTAATTGTTCCTATTGAATCGCTTTTTACTAACCACTCTGAAGGTAAAATAAAATTATTTGGGGATACATCTGTCATAAAAACTGGCAGGGCACTTAGCAAAGCCTCATTCATTGGCAAACATAATCCAGCGTATCGTCTTGGTAATACCATAGCATCAAACCCATCATACATATCTTCTCTATTGTCTGGATTTCCAATTTCAACCTTAAGCCTTGAATCTTTAATGTTTGTTTCTATTTCGCTTTGGCTTCTAATTACTAGTTCGTAATCTGCTTTAGAATGCTTAAGCATATCAATTACAGTTTCGGTACCATTTCTATCCTTGGCTGCCTTTTTACCAGCAATGTGTAATATTCTATTATGTGATTTAGATAAATTATTTTCTTTTACTTTACTAAATAATTCTTCATTTGTTGGTGGTGGAAGATGAATAACTTTTGTTTGACCACCAAACATTTTTTTTATGTGTTCAATTTGCCATACACTTGGAGATAAAAGTACTGTTGGTAATGGTTGGTTAGGATTTGCTAAATGGCCAAACAGTTCGTAGTTATACTGAAGGATAGTTTTTACATTTCTTTTATTTGCAAACCTTATAAGATTTTGATCATAAAATGTTTCACAACTTAATACAACGTCTACATCGTTTAAAAATATTTTAACCTGTTGAACAGATGGAAATCCATTGCTTCTAATACAACTATATTTTTCATACCATTCTGGATGTTGTTTATTTTTATTAAAAGGGGTAGAGTCAATTAAAAGAATCTTGTCAGGATTAAGCATACTAACTAATTCCCTAGTTTGATTACCAAGACCAGTGTTGTCTGATCTTGCTATGATTCCTAATCTCATTCTTTATATCCCCAAATTTCATCATCTACTGTAAATTTGCGGGTACCCTGGCGACCATCTAAATGATACGAACGCTTAATGCTACCTTCAGGGTGATATATCCAAAGTTTGTGCATCTCCCAACCTTCTTGATTAAACACTTCATACGGAGATATATCGTCTTGAATTGCTCCATGGAATGTATCTTCTATAAAAAATTTATCTTTACATCTTGGAAGCACAATATTTTTATAATATTTTTTTCTACTCAAATGTGGCCTTTGACTCCATTGTATAGTTTTCATAAACCCATCTTCTAAACCAAACATTAGATGTTCATGATCTTTCGGTATAAATGATTCAAAATGAAAACGAATAGTATTTGCTTTATTATACTCAAACATGTCCAAGCATTTATCCCAGTCTATTGCTACATCTGGAGTCAATGGGGCATCCCCTTCAATGTAAAGCAATAGCGGTGTTTTAATTTCATTAATTGTTTGACGCATCATGTTGGTTTGATGGCTATGCTCTTTAAATATAAAAGGCAATATGTTTTTATCCTCATGCAAGCATTTCCATAAAATACGATTTTTATATTCATCGTAATCTTTTTTACGGTTTTGCTGTTCTTCTCTAAGACCATCTATTTGCATAATAATTTCGTTGTCTGGGAAGTGCACACGAATATCACTAATTGTTTTCTCTATCATATTTGTACTTGGGTGATCTGGAATTACAGAAGTAGCCATGACAATTGTTATATCTCTTTTATGCATTTACTTGCCTCATTAACTCAATAAAAAGATCTCTTTTATATTTAATCCACCAACAAACAACTTGATGCATATCGGATGTGTAATCATTTAATAATTCAGGTAGCAATTCAGGAAACTGTTGCCAATTTTCAAAAGTTTTTATTGTGTGATTGCCATCAAATAAAAAATTAAAAAAGTCTGTATTTCGCATTCTTGGGTCTAACTTATCTCCTATGGGTAAGCAAAGCATTTCAATTGCTTCATAGAATCTAAATGAATCAACAACCATT